GGTGGCTCAACGTCAATTACTACGTCTCCTATTTTAACAGTAAAATACCTTCTTTTAATACTACTTACATCAAACATTTATATTCCTCCTATGCTTTCGCTGTTACTGTTGCCTTGCCGGCTTTGACAGCTTTAAATGTACTATCTACTTCCACTATTAAAATCTCATTTCCTGTAGTGGCTGTTATATCATCAGTTCCATTCCAAGCAGTATACCCTGTTGAAGTATTACAAACATCCTCTAAATCTGGTATACTTACGGTGCTTGATGTCTTGTGCATATAACTGTTTCCACCTGTAAGGGTTGGGCTGATAGTTATTTTAGTTGTACCTGTGGTTGTCCCTGCTATAGAAGTAATAGTCAAAGTTCCGATAGTTCCAGGAATATCTTCCTCATAGATTATTTGTGTACCTTCGTTGTCCAGTGGGGAAGCAGTAAATTCCGCATCTACTACAGTTTCCTTGTCTTTTGCAAATTTAATAGAAAAACCTGCCTGGTTATTTCCAACGATAGTAGTCCTGATATCTCCGTCAACATCATCCTTATGGACAAACCTAATAATATACTTTTTACCATCCTGGTTGCTAATTCCACCAATCTTAACAGTTCTTTTCCCGTCGGCTTCACTAACTCTAGCAGTTGAACACAGTTTAGAAAGAGTTTGACCATTCCACGTCATAATACCACTCTTTAAAGTCGTTTCCTCCTCTGTTATAACTGTTTTACTTACAAGGCCTAAATCGTCCTTTGCATCATAAAACTTAGGCTTGTATTCCAGTTCGGCACCGCCTTGAATTAAACCAAGTAAATTTTCCTCGGTTTCAAGTACTGCGTTTTCCGGAATAGTACCCGTAAATTCAATTACATATACCTTACCACTACCCAATACAATTCTTTCATTATCCACCTTAGACCCTCCTTAAATTTTTTCTACCAATTCAAAATCGTACATGGTTTCAAAGAATTTTTCCCCATCAATCCATGTACGATCTTTTTTATAGGCTATTGCTTTTTCATTTAATAAATTTTCTATCTTTTGTTCAGCTGCTTTATCTATCCTGCTTGAGTATAATTCTATTCCTATTGTTCTACTTACCACACAATTCTTGTTATCAGCTCCCCCAGAATCCAGATTTTCAAGAAACACGATATATGGAAGTGGAGGAGGCTTTAAAAAACAATTTTCTGCTACTTTCATTCCTGTAGTCCCAAGCCATGTTTTAACCTCCAGCATTTTCAATCGCCTCTCTCGCAAGTTCTTCCATACGTCTTTTAGCAAGTTCTTCACCGTATTTTATGTGAGGGTATGCTCTCGCCCTGCCCCCTTGATGGAGTGCATGACCTTTCTCAAGAAGATGTGTTAATCTATATTGTCCATTTGCAACATACCACGTGTTTCTTTTATTATATCTATCTTCATAAGATGTTTTTATCCTGAATGCCTTAACATATTTCCCTGTAGGTTGTTTAAACGTAACGTGGTTTTTTATTTCTTCATTGGCTTCTTTAGATACCTTATCCACAGCTTTCTTTACATTATCCGTAACCTCTTGGGTGTAGTTACTCAAGTATTCAGCTATTAAATCTGCCATTTCATCAACACTGCTCATGTTACCACCCCAAACATTTCAAGTTGCCTTAATGTTAAATCCACAGAAGGCGGGTTAGTATCAAAAATGTTCTGTACAAGTTCAACATCATATTTACCAATATCTTTAACTTCCACAGTATCATGGGTATCAATATTTCTAAGCTGTGGAATACGGATAACTGCATTAGCTTTAACCTGTACTGCCTGTGCTGCAAAGGCGCGATTATATCCCAAGACACGATTAGTAAAACCCAAACTCTTGTATTTATATGTTTTAGTACCTTCCTCGTCTTCACTGTATATGTCGCATACCCCATCAGAAAAAGAAACAAATTCTATATTATCCATCTTGATTTTCATATAGTATCACCCCACAACTACCGTCGTTTTCCCTGCTCTGATTGCTTTCAGATTTTCATCTACTTCGATAACCACAATATCATTGCCCACTGTAGCAAAGATTTCATCAATACCATTCCATTTAATATAGCCATTTACAATATCACAAATATCAAAATAACCCGGTAAAGAAAGTCCTGTACCAAGCTTATATACATAACTATCACCTTCATCTGACTGTGGAGATACTAACATTTTAGTATACCCTGTAGAAGTGCCCACTGTAGATATAACTACTAATCTTTGAGGTGTTTCAAATTGGTATTGAAAACTTAAATCTAATAATTCACTTGCAAAGTTCTTTTCAAACATCTCAAGTGCCTGACTATTTGCGTACCTGCAATAATCCAGAAGTAACATTTTAGGCTGCTCCTCTGCTGTGAAATCCAAAGAAGGCACACCTGCTATATCTGTAAGGCGTGCCATTCCCCTATTTATAAATCCTTTTAGGTTATTATCTGTATTTTCATCCTCCCAAGTTATATGGAGATATGATTTAACTTCTGGTAGTAATTGTTCCATTACAGCTGTATCGGCCATTTAAACCACCCCATTAAGCCTGCTCTTTAGTCTTAACAACGTTAGTTACCTGTACTTCAAAGTCTGCTGGAATAACACCGCTTATATCCAGAAGAATAAACGCGTTATCATCAAGTGCCCTGCCATTACCATACATTCTTACGGTATACACTCTTTCATCATCAAGGAATTTGAACTCATCAGAGTACTCAATTTTACCGCCTCTGTCTCCAGCTCCTATCCCCATAAAATACCTGTTTGCAATTCCAATAACAGCTTCACCTATATCTACAGCCGGTGATTGAATAACCGTAGTTGGAAATGGAAAAATATCAGTCGCATATGTTCCGTTAGTTGTTCTCAATGTTGTTGCAGGAAATATTTTAGTAAAATAATCAGATGGGTTTACGACCAAAAGCACATTTTGCACAGGTCTTCTCTTTCCATTAGGAGCTTGAGAGAGCTTATCCAGTATTGTTCCATAAGATATAGGATCAAACGCAGTTATTGCCATAGCTGTTTTCTTTGGATATACCCCACCAGTTACGGTTACATCATCTGCAACAGATTTATTCATACCTATAGGTTCTTTGTTACCAGTGCCATTTACAATAGCAGTTTCCAAAGCAAGTGCTAAAGCCTCACTTAATGTCCCCCTTACATATGCATCCACCCAGGTTGGCCCTACATTAAGCATATCTTTGCTTATAGGCATATAGGCAGTTAACTTACAGATAGTTAAATCTATTTTTCCTATTGCCCCCTGAAGTTCTTTAGTAATTGCATCATTTAAATCTCCCCATGCGGCCAATTGAGATCCTTGTTTATTTACAATCATTTTAGTGAGTATGGTTGTATTGGTAAAAGTTATCGCATCCAATAACGGATGTGCTGTAGCAATGTCAGCAAGTACATTATCGATTATAGTTTCTGGAAAGGCTATGTCTATATCAGTTACTGCCTGCATTGGGTTAGGAGACTTTAGCGCCTGTATAAGTTTCTGATAGTATTGCTCCTCCTGGGAGGTTAACTGGTGCATACCTCTTTTAGCTAAAATAGAATTATCCTGCGTCCTCTGGTACATGTTGTGTTCTTCAAGTACATTCTGCTGTACAGATTCGGCAAAATCGGTAAACGCCTGTGTTATTGCGTCCGGGTCTTCACTCTTAAACGCTGCCACCAGATTTTGTTTTAATTCCTGCTGTATTAAATCTTTACTTTTCATTGTCATTATTCATTTCCCTCCATTTTCTTTTTAAATATAGCCATCATTTTTTCCGCATTGGTTTTCTGCTTTTGAAATTGTTCTGGAACCTTAATTTTACTTTGCATCTGCATAATCTGCTCTTTTATGGATTGTTCAAATCTCTGTTGCGCTGCAGAAATATTTTTATCCTCTTTTCCTGCTATTTCATCAGCCAACCCATATTGCAAACACTGCTGGGCGGTTAACCAAGATTGAGCATCTAAAAGTTGATTCAGAGTATCTTCACCCAACTTGTCTCCTGCTTTTTCTAAATAACTGGAGCAGCTTGCTTTATCAATTACCTCAACATCATTAGCCGCCTTTCTAAGTTGCTCTGCATTACCAAAGGCATACATAGAAGCATGGTGTATCATCATCAAAGTATTAGGACCCATTATAACCTTATCTCCTGCCATAGCAATTACAGAAGCTATGGAACAAGCGAATCCATCAACATATACCGTCTTTTGTGCTGGATGCCTTTTAAGCTGGTTATAAATAGCAAGTCCCTCTTTAACTTCACCACCATAGGAATTAATATAAATATTAATCTGACTAATATTTTGGGATTGTTCAAGCTGTCCCTTCACGTAGTTAGCAGAGGTTTCACTTTCAATGGTTTCTCCACTCCACCAATCATAGCTATCTCCCTGGACATAGTCATAAATGTATAATTCCAAAGTATTTGGCTCTGCCGCCTGTTTTATTAAAAATATAGGTTTTCCCATTATTCCTCACCTCCCTTACTTTCAGGATTCTCTATATCTTGATAATTTTTAGTTATCCAATGTCTTCTGCTCCAATCTGTATTCAAGGGTGTATCACCAGCCTTTATCCTCAAATCATCTATGCTGTAACCACCACTGGCAATAAGCTTGTCAAAAGATTCGCTTATACTAAATATGTCAATATGCCTTATACAAGTGGTATCTACTTTTATATAAGAACCATTTATAAAAGCCCGTTTTCCATATCTTTTACGGGTGGCTTCCTCACCTATAATAGTTACTATGGGATCTATGCAAAAACTCAAAAAATTATCTGTAATCTTTTCTATATCTGCAATATCTCCTCTAAGTAAAGCAGGTGGCATTCTAAAGGCCTGTGCTATCCTGTCAAAAGCTTCTTTAGTAATATTTTGTATATCTGTTATTTCAGATGTACTTTTCTTTACAGATTCCCCACCCTGCTCCTCGTATTCTATCCCTCTTTCAAGATGAATAACTGCATTTTCAGCTTCAAAGTAAGCTTTAAATTGTCTGTTAAATAAATCATCAATTTTCTTCTTAAACTCTGTATCACCGGAAGGTGGCTTGTTTATTCTGGCTATTCCCTTTCTGCCGCCACTACGTTTATATTTACCTTCTGCCATATTATTAAGTTCTTCATAGCCATTTATTAAGTTCGCCAGCAAATTCCGTATATTGGTATCATTTAATCTAAAATACATGACTTCAGACATTTTAAAAGTCCTGTTAAAATTCATAGTTTTAACAGACACATCTGTAAAATAATTTTCCACCACAGCATATTCAACCTGGTTAAAGCTATCTGCTACAAGCAGCTGCCCATTTACCCCTATAACTAAAGCTTCTCCATAAAACAATAGTCGACTTATAAGCTTCTGCGAAAACTGTGTGGAGCTTTCGTTCAAGTTAGGTTCTATATTCCAGAGGTAATATTCATCCCCC